CGAGACGTGGGGGAAAGGGCATATCTCGATATCTGAACTCAACGAGAAACGCGCGGCCTACGTGGCCAGCTACACCGTCAAGAAAATGACTAAAGAGGGCGACATACGTCTCAACGGACGGCCTCCTGAATTCACGCACATGTCCCGCAAACCCGGCATCGGTGCTCGTGCGGTGGGGTATCTGGCCTCGCTGTACTACCGGAAGGATGGCTGTAAAGCCCTGGTGGATAAGGGCGATGTAGAAGCGACCGTCCGCGTCTACGGGAAAATACTTCCCCTGGATAATTTCATGCTCACGAAAATCCGTGAGGAGCTGAATATCCCGAGGCTCGAAGCTGATAGGATGGTCTCCAAACACGACAAGGTCCTCCCAGATTATGGCAAGGCGGCGCAGACGCTCAGGCACCTCGAAATCTCGCTATCGAGCCCGCACGGCACCCTCTAGAGCTTACCTCGAAGCGCACCGCGAGCTCTTTATTCCTCAAGTTCAAACGGTGGCCCGGAAGGACACCGGAGCCCCCGTCGCTCGTAGGGGGCTCGTCAGAGCTCCCCAGAAGCTCCGTCAGGGCCCGGCACACCGGGACCCTAGGCCAACGGCCTGGGACCGCGCAGGCTTGCGTCGGGTCACTCAGGCGCCTCTGGCGCTCACTTACCGCCTTAAAATCTGCCGAGCTAGACATGCTCGTCGGCAGGTACTACTTTCACAATCAGGCGGAAAGGGCTTCAAAGCCCCGGGTCCCTACCGGAAACAAACTCAGGAGAATTGCAAATGAGTGCATGGGCAGCAGTCGCTCAGGTAGCGGGGCAAACGGCCAACATGCTGTTCCAGCACAACAATCCAACAGGACTATCTCAAGGCTTTCAGAAACAAATGTACGCGACCAGTTTGGTTCGCGAAGATAAAGCCATTCGCCGGCGCGTCCACGACGCTCAGAGAGCCGGCATTCATCCCCTCTTTGCCCTGGGGTACCAGGGCTCACCAGGCGGCTTTACAGGCGCCGGCGGCGGTGCCAGCGGAGTATCCGATGGTCTCGCCGCATCAGGGCGTGCGGTCGCCCGGTATATCAATAACCAATCGGTTAAAGAACGACAGGTCACTCAGGACGCGCAAGCGGCCGGGCTGGTCGCTGCTCAAATCGAAAATCTTCAAGCTCGCTCGTCATGGACTGAGGAGCAAACTCTGGCATCCGCGAAAGCGCGGATGTCGCAGGACGTGTGGTCCACCGGCATGGGCCGGGGTGACCAGCTAGACCCGTCCGCAAATGTGGGCGTCGGTGGTCCCGAAGCCCGCACGTTCCCGATGGGAACTCAACGCGGTCGCGAGTTGCATCGCCGGCCGCTGACGATGACCTCACGGTCATCAATCCCCGAGAAAATCGAAATCATGGGACCCGATGGATATCGGTATCAAATCACTAATCCGGCGCTTGGCGACGAGGTGTCGCAACTCGACTATATGTGGGAAGCCACGAAACGAAATCTCGGGAAAATCTATTCTGGGCGTGAGCTCCAGGAGAAACTCAACGCGGCGCGTAAGCGCATCTACCGCAGTAAACGAAGTAAGCGCACGCTCGGAGGTTTCCGTAAGCGTGCATCCAAATGGAGAAACAGATAATGCGTAGGAGACGTTCAAATGCACGAAGGCGCAGCACCAGGCCTGCTATGGGCCGCTCTCGTAATCGCCGTGGTTCTCGTCGTGGCGGGATGCGCCGTCGGCGGGGAACTACACGTGGGTCCGTACGGCCCGGCCGAATCGGATTTCGATTGTAAATGAGACACCGGCACACCCTTTCACACTACAAGCTGTTGACCGGGGATATGGGTCAACTGCTACCTGTCGGCCTGGTGGAAGCTTTACCAGGCGACACCTTTCAACATGCCGCCAGCGTATTTATGCGTCTCTCCCCCATGGCGGCACCTGTGATGCATCCAGTCGCTTTGCGGGTGCATCACTTTTTTATTCCCCACCGGCTGACCTGGCCAACCGAAGGGCCGGCCGGTGCGAAAACCGGATGGGAAGAATTCATCACCAAGGGCGACGATGGAAAGGATGTGCAAACAATTCCTACCATCGCGACGACCGGTACGGCGGCGGATTTATTCGACTACTTGGGCTTGCCGGTGGTATCCGGCATCAACGTGTCGGAGCTTCCTATCCGTGCGTTCAACATGGTCTACAACGAGTTCTATCGTGACCAAGACCTCGCGGCCATCCGACAGGAGGACGAGAAAACTATCCCACTGATTGCGTGGGAGAAAGACTATTTAACAATGGCGCGCCCGTGGACTCAGAAGGGCGACGCCGTAACGGTTCCCATCGGCGGCCAGGCGGAAGTCCATGGCATCGCAAAAGGGAATCAAACGTGGCAGGGACAACAGACCGCCATCTTCGAAACCGGTGGAACCGGTTCGACTACCTATGCTGGCTCGTCGCCTATGCATACCGAACCTTGGTTCGCTGAGGAAGACCCGGCTAACGCAGGCTTCCCCGGCATCTTTGCCGATCTGTCGGGCGCCAGCGGCGTCGACGTCAATACCTTCCGGCGTGCTTTTGCCTTGCAAAGGTACGCAGAGGCCCGTGCGCGCTACGGCTCGCGATATACAGAATATCTACGGTACCTCGGCGTAAATCCTGCTGACGCAAGGCTGCAACGACCGGAATACCTCGGCGGTGGAACCGCACGAGTCTCAATGTCCGAAGTGCTTCAAACAACGGACACAACGGCCGCCACTGCGGGCCGCTACGGTGTCGGCGACATGTACGGTCACGGCGTCGCTCACACCCGTTCAAATCGTTACCGAAGGACTTTCAACGAACATGGTTATGTCCTGTCGCTTCTGTCGGTACGTCCGAGAGCAATGTATCTCGATGGCATCTCGCGCACGTGGCTACGGCGCACAAATGAGGAGTTCTGGCAGAAGGAACTCCAGCAAATCGGCCAGCAAGAAGTCTGGCAAGGCGAGGTCTACTCAGAGACAAGTCCGTCCGATACCTACGATACGTTCGGTTACCAGGACCGCTACCGGGAATACCGGGAAGAAAACTCGCGCGTAAGCGCGGAATTTCGCGATGTCCTGAAATACTGGCACCTCGGCCGCGAGTTCTCGACGGCTCCGGTGCTCAATCAATCCTTCACTGACTGCGCACCTTCAAAGCGCATCTTCAACGTGCAAACGAACCACGGCCTTTGGATAGCCGTGCAGCACAACCTGGTGGCTCGTCGCTTGGTCGCACGAAATGCCACATCGAAAATTATGTGATGGCGAAAGCATCTAACTTCTCAATCATGGCGGACGCCATGGCAGAAATACGGCGAGACATCGCCGAGCTGCGTGCGCGCATGGACGCGCCTTCGCAGCGTGAACGCTTAACCGCGCTTGCTCGAGCGGATAAAGAAACGCCGGATCCGACACCTGTCGAAATACCCGGAGGCATGGAGACTCCGGATACAATTCAACAGATGATTCAACGTTACGTGCGTACCGAAGTGTCGCAACAAGCCGCAATGGATAATCTGGGGACCTTCGAAGAAGAAGATGACTTTACGGAGGACGACACGGACGACCTACCATTCTCAGAGTTCGATGTCACCGACTACGAACTCGAACCTGACCCGGAAATGCCTCCAACCGATGACGCGGACCCGCCGGCGGATGACGTCCCCACGGTCGTTAATCCCTGCGTCCCTGCAGACCCTCCCGCGGCGCCGGCCGCGTCCCCGCCGAACCCGCCCGACTCACCTGCAGGCTGACTCTGTACACTACTTGATGTGTACTATACGGAATGACACCATTCCGTAACGAAAGGTCCTCAAAATGCTCTGCGGAAAACCGGTAACGTTGGCTACCCCGTACGCCGATAAAATCGTTGCTTGTGGGGTGTGTCTGGCTTGCAAGATAAACCGGCGCAGGAAATGGACCGCTCGAATCTTACTGGAGAGCGCAACGTGCGCTCAATCCATCTTCGTCACCCTGACCTACGATGAAGAAAATGTACCGAAAGCCATCTGTGATGAGCTGCTACAACCCGTACTCAAACCGCGAGACCTCACGCACTTCGTGAAGCGTCTTCGCAAGAACGGCCGCATGGGCCGAATCCGCTACTTCGCCTGTGGTGAGTACGGGGAAAATACCCAACGCCCGCACTACCATCTCGTCTTGTTCGGCAAGCATTGCAACCTCGAAAATGAGCGGCTCATCCGCGAGACGTGGGGGAAAGGGCATATCTCGATATCTGAACTCAACGAGAAACGCGCGGCCTACGTGGCCAGCTACACCGTCAAGAAAATGACTAAAGAGGGCGACATACGTCTCAACGGACGGCCTCCTGAATTCA